CCAATGGTTGCTGGATGCACCAATGGGTTAAATACACGCAAAGCCCATGTCCCACAAGTATAGGTGGTAGTTCCAGTGTCCAAACTCCCATGTTGCATTCGCTGCCACGTATTGCAACAATGAAACGGAACAACAAAGGCAAAGTGATGGTTTTCTTTATTCAAATCAATTGTTGCTCCATATTCATTTGTAGCTCCCAAAAGAGTAGCTGGTGCTGTTGCTTCACCGTAATGCAAGCCTAACCACAATTTTCCTGAATGCCATGTAGTACAGACTATGTCAAAGTCTAACACAAAACCGCCTCTCCAATACTGGAATTTCGCACAGATGAAATCCAATAAAGAAACCTCAACTGATTGATTGGCTCTCAATGGCAAAACTTGAGCCATAGGTGTTAGGAAGTCGGAAGAAAGTATGGTTCCTGCAGGTTGACTTGCATTCCATGCAAAAGAACGATAGAATGTTCTTTTCTTAAACAAATTTGGCAAGTACATTTCATCCTCCACAGTCCCAAAATGTCCTGGATCACTAAGTTGAACTGATGATGGATCCAATGTTAAACGTTGTAAATTCTCCCAATTTATGGAATTTGACATGTACCCAACAGCTGTGCGAATTTGATGTATCGGTTCCATTGGAGAATTGATTTTGTCCATACCTGATATTTTCCCTTGTGCTCCACGTGCTATGTCAAACTTATCACCAGTTATCTCTGTAGGCATTGTCACATTTCCTGTATGTTCAAAAATGTTTGTTACGCGAGAATTCATTCCACCATGCGCTTGAACCCTACCATTGACACGCTCCCACGTTCGAAACCTCTCCAATTCTTCAGGATCCATCGCTTTGTCCAAAATTGCATAATCCTGTTCTTCTAGCCATTTCACTTTTTCTCGCCCTATTGTTACCTCTGCTCTTTCCTTCTTTTTCTCTTTTGCAGCCAATCTATGTAGTTCTCGTAATGCTGCATGTGATGTTGTTGGAATATGAAAACGGGGGCCTTCAATCATGGCATGCAAAGTCAAATTCAAAGAATTTGATCCAGAATTTGATTGCATTTGCGTAAACACACTCAAATAAACATAGCCAAGAAAATCTTTTTCTCCAGGTGCTACAATGTTCAAAAAATTTTGTGGATGGGCAAATGGAATACGCAATTCCAGAATAGTACTCTCCGAAGGATCCATTTGACCATGCAGAACTGTTGTCATAGCTGCTCGATTTGTTGCATGCCACGCATCAATTTCTGCGATTTGCATGAATGGACAATAAAATGCTATTAGGCGCCCTGCATGAAAGTTGGTTCCATTCAATTGGAAGCGAACACGAATGGCCTCACATCTAAAGTAGGTGTATGCTTGGAAAGGTGCCTGAATAGTAGAATTTTCTAGTAGGTCATCTGGAATCCTAATACGTGCTATAACTGTTAGAGCAGCTTGTGAATCCGTCCATTGGTATGTATTCACTAAATTTGGCCTTTCCACCATCTTTTCTAAATCACCCGCAACATTTTGCATCACATCCTCCGCTCGAGCAGCAGGGGCAGCAACTGGCACATCTGATGTTGTCAATGTAGTTATAGGAGTTTGCTCTGTCAGTACTACTCCCATCTTGGACGTAACTTCCATATTTTCCTGTGTATCACCGTGTGCATCCACATGTTCAATATATGCTTCATCCAACCAGATGGCCCCCTTAAAACCATGTCTTTCTTGGAATATACGCAAAAGTTCTTCAAAGGAGTACAATGGAAAATTGATCTTCACTTTCACCATTTCCTCCAAAATACGTCTTCGCAATGCAATGAAAAACGGTTTTCCCCAAAAGAATGCGAAACGTAAGGCCTGTTGGATGTTGTCAGCCAAAGCTTTCTTCTCATCAGGAGAAACCCTTACCCAGTTCAGCAATTCGTATATAACATCCTGCGAAACTCTGGGAACCCAACGTTGTTGAGAAATTTGTGGAACTATATGAGTCTCTCGCTTAAGAAACACTACACCCAATAAATGTTGATTTTCACGTTGCCCTTTCTTCTTCGTTGGAGGCAAATACTCGATGTTCAAAGCCGCAAAAGCATCGGAGACAGTCCCCATATTAAACCAAGGCTCAACTGCCTCTGTAACTGATATTATATCATCATCTCCGTAAATTTTCATACGCACTTGCGAATGAAACATTGGCAATGTTCGATAATCACTTGGCATAATGGTTAGCCACAAATATTTGAAATACATAGCATGCGCCAATGTGTTCCACACAACAGTTCCTGGATTGCCAGATGGATTCCCCCAGTGTGTACCGTAAACACAGTCTCCTGCAATATGTACTGTGTGTATAAGTTCAGATGTAAGAACTCTACGCACTAGTATATCCTCTACAGTACCTGCATAAATACGATTTATTGCCTCTCCAACTGCCCACATTACATCAGCTGCAAGCGTGCCGTCATACCGACCAAAATCCCCAGCAAAACCACGATCAGAATTTGCCAGCAGATATTGCCACATCTCATCCCACTCATCACTTTCTGGATCCATTCCAACTGCCGAATTTGTGCATCGCCTGGCTGTATAGAATAATCTATAAAAATCCAAAAAATACATCCGGTGTACAATCACATAGTCAGTATTTGCAATAGTAAAAACTCTACATTTGCCTGCTTCAATCTTTTCAATTGGTCGTCGCTCTACTTTCGTACAATCATACCATCCCGATGCTATTCGCTCACCATTTCGCGCCTTATCCAAACGTTCATCAATTTTCTTTCTAAGCAGTGGACAAATAACGGTGTATGGCGGTTCTTCCGAGAATTGAGCGCCACGAAGATAGGACCCATGTTTGAATCCATTTATTTTTGCTAGTGGTTTATACGGATGTCCTGGTGACGCTTGAAAATTAATTTTATCCATGTACTCAACACCGTCTATTCCTGCG